AATAAAATGAATGCTTCGCAAAAGAAATTAATCAAAACAATATTGTGATAAACTTTCGAATTATTTTGTCAATATGAAAATCGTATTGACAAAACACACCTTCGTTGTTCATTACTACCCATTACCCCATGCACACGCGCTCCAGGATATTTCCACTGAATACGTGAGTGCCTGTATGTGAAAGAGGGGTAGTAATATCCGCCCACACGTCACCGCCAATTTCCTGCCACCTGCGACAGAACGCATAGTCCTCGGACAGGAATCTCTTGGTCTTCTTGTCGATGCTGCAGGCGAAGATAGCAATGTAATCGGCCACGTTCTGTCCTTGAATATCGTTCACGGCGAAGAGCTCTTCTTTGTAGTGTTCGTACATCCTCTCTATCATTCCGCGTTTCATCAGGAGGAAACCGGTTGCGACATCCAGGACTTTGATAAATCCGTTGTCATGAGGATCATTGCAGATAGGATTGATGTTGAAATCTAGCCCCATCTGGCGAACATCCTCTGTAGAACCCTTGGAAACTTTCTCCTTTACGAGTCCCCAATTGATACTCTTCTTGGGATAAACAGCACTGGTGCAATCCTTGTCGAATTCTAGCAGGCGAAGGACGGACTGTGGGTTGAACCCGATGTCCGCGTCGATGAACATCATATGGGTGAAGTTGGGCTGCTGAAGAAACCTTTTCACGAGGATATTTCTGGCGCGTTCGATAAGGGATTCGTTACCAACAAAGTCCATGTATATTTGTACTCCGCGCTGAGCGCATAGAGCTTGCAGGGCAATCAGACTCGCCGCGAAGGAGTTTGTCATCATACACGCGTAACAAGGGATGCCGATGAAGATATTGGCGGGTTTTTTCTGAACATCGGAGGGCTGCTTGAATATAACTTTCGGTGCAACTGGTTTGGATTCGGTTCTGGGTGCCACGACGTCGGACGGGAGTTCGATGATTTCAGTGAACGCCATTGTGTTGTTCGTGTCTTATTTATATTAAGTTATTTTTTATCGCGTATTTACGCACGTATAAAATATTTGTGTATAGTAAATAATGGCACCTAAATGTAATTATCCAGCTCCTGCCAAGGATCTGATAGAGTGGAAGGGGATGTTATACTATAAGCCTAAAAAAATTACGAATCACGTATGGATAGGTTCGGAAGCTACCGCCGCGAATAAGGATTTCTTGAAAAAACACAATATAAAGTTCGTTGTGAATTGTTCGGCGGATATCCCTAGGTTCTCCGATATCCCAATGCTCAGAGTCCCCGTGTATGACGACCCGTCCGATGCCAACAAGATGAGTAAATATTTTGGAATCTCGAGTGTTGCTATCCGAGACGTGACTCGCTATAAGGGAAACGTCCTAGTACACTGTCGCGCCGGGCAAAACAGATCGTCGACGGTCGTGGCGGCGTATTTGATGACTATCAAGAAGATTGGATATGTCGAAGCAATGAAGCTTATACGCGAAAGAAAATGTGAAACGTTTCGCCCAAGTAACTTCACATCATCTTTAAAAGAATACCAAAAGAAACTTGTTGAAAACGGTATTATTAAACTCGGTAACAATAAGAAGAACAACAAACCCAATACGAAGAAGCTAAATAAGGATTAAAATATATTATGTAAAGTAAATGTACGAATATAAAGTTAAGGTGAATGATGTGATAGATGGAGACACGATTGATGTGGTGATCGACCTAGGTTTTGATATTTTCACAAACAAGAGAATCAGACTGTATGGAATTGATTGTCCCGAATCTAGAACAACCGATTTATACGAGAAAAAACTCGGATTAGAAGCGAAGGAATATCTCAAAAATGTATTAGGAAATGCGAGTACCGTCGTAGTAAAGACATTATCAACCGATTCGTATGAGAAATACGGAAGGGTTCTCGGACAAATATACACGGATTCGTCGACGACTTCAGTTAACGAATTGATGATATCTCGTGGTTATGCATGGTCATATAACGGCAAAGAAAAAACAAAAGATTTTGATGCTTTGTTATCAAAAAGACCGCATGATTAAATACGTTGCGTGAATTATTCAATTTTTTTATATATAAAATATACAAGATGATAGACACAATTTGTGATGTTTTAAAAGCAGCTTATGAACGTAATTGGATTTCTACACGTGATGGTAACGCGTCATATAAAAGAAAAGATGAAGAATATCTGTATATAACACCTTCTGGTGTACGTAAACAACATTTAAATGCAGAGCTTATATTTAAACTAAAATTTGACAATGAGTATAAAACAGCACATGAACCATGGTTAGATTTGAAAAGAGTTGATGATGTATATCAAAGTAAATTAATTGGTCTTGAAGTAAGCGGAGAATTGCCATTGCATGCACTTTTACAACGTATTGTTCCTGAAAATAGAGTTGTTTTACATTTACATCCTACATATATTGTGGCAGCTTTGTTTGCTGGCTGGGATCTTCAAATACTTGCGAAGGAATTCCCTGAAATTAATAATTATACAAGAGTTGGGCCCACTGTTCTTATTACACAACCAAAAAGTAAAGAACTAGGCGTAGCTGTGGTCAAGGCTCTTAACTTAAATAAAACGACGGGCGAAATTGATTTTGACATAATTGGAATGGATAGACATGGTATTATTGCTGTAGCCAGAGACGCATGGAGTGCGTTTGAACATGTGGAAAGACTTGAACATATTTGCAAAATTGCGTTAGCATCTGGTAAACGAGCAGTCCAGACGAGCTGATATACGATCGAACAAGTATATAAAAAGTTTCGAGATATAGAACATTTGTCGATATGGATAATCTGCGTATCGACAAACGCACATTTCATACATGTAATACTAGAGGCAATCACCATCCTATCACGCGAGGTGCGAGCAGTGATAATACTTTTAATGAAAGGCCAGACAATGCCGCAATCGCGAGTTTGTCTGAGAAAGAATCGGATATCATTCTTGCGGCGACATTCATAACGAGGAAAATAACGCTGAATTTTATGAGGTTGGCAACTGTAGGAACGGCACCCCCGACGAGAAATATAACAGCGGAGTATGTCATTATCAAAAAAAGCGTCTCCGTCATCGCCTGACGACCGCATCCTATAGGGTTGAGTCTGCACCAGCTGGTAGTGTTGTTCAGGAAGTTGTTCTGGAGAGGTTGAGGGATGGGAAGAGAGTATTTCTTCTCGAGGTCGTCCAAAGCCTTGTTCATTTGATATAATGTAATATTATTTTTATCACGACGTTATTAGTTTAAATATTAAATATTACAATATAATAGTTAATGTATTCGTCCAAGAACGAAACCGGTGATATATACGATGAAGAATACATACGTTTTGCCACCCCTGGTGAAGTCGGGATGGCCAAGAAATGTTTCCAAAACACCACATTGTCTCCAACGGAAATGAGCTTTGATTTTTTGTATACGCCTCCCTCTGGCACTGTCGAACCTGCTCGAAAGGTAGAGAAGATTGACACCCCTCTTACTAAGAGAACCGTGGGAACAGCCAGCGAGGGAACATTTGTCCAACTTCTTTCGAGAGGACCGCAAGACGTGTATCTGACATACAATCCGGAAATGAGTTTGTTCAAGCGAGTATACAAAAGATACACGAACTTCGCAGTGGAGCAGTCGGAGGAGAAGTTCCCGACGACCGTGCGTTTTGGCACCAAAAACACAATCACCGTATCCAAGCGCGGAGACCTCATTGGTTCTATGATTCTGAGGGTCGTTCTTCCGAATTTAAATATCTCAGGAGGAACCTGGGTTGACACAATGGGCTATAATATCATCGCGGGCACGGTATTGCGAATAGGAGACACGCGTATTCAGCCGACCGAGGGGCTCTGGCTAGATATTGACGACAAGCTGTTTTGCCCCGACTCTCAATTCGCCGGGATAAGTAAGCTGGTAAAAAGAGGCGAGGTGCTGACTACCGACCAAACGCATGAAATTTTGATCCCACTCAAGTTTTTTTGCTGCAAAAACACGACTTCGAAGCAGCAGTTCATCCCCACTTACAGCTTGGCCACCAATATAAACGTGTATGTCGACTTTACGTTCAAAACTTTAGTTTCCCTCGTGAACCTTCCGGCCAACACACAGCTTCCGGACAACGTTTCTTTGACAGCGGGACTGATCGTCGAATACACGTTTTTGGACGAGGCGGAAAAGTATAGATTTGCTCAGACTCCCATGAGTATAACGTTCGACAGAGTATTCAGCATAGACAAAAATACATACCTCACGACAACCAACGGGCAAGTCGTGAATCAATCAAAGGTAGATATCGACCTGAGGGAATTAAACAAGCCCGTGAAATACTTCGCAATCGTCGCGTATCCTGAGAATGATATAACCGGGTTCGAATATACAAATATATTCGAAAAGGGCACGTTTTATATAAATTCCAATCAGCAGTTTTCGCCTAGAAATGGCGAGTATTTTTCTATAGTTCAGAAATATCAGCACTTCCGTCGGTGTAATCCCGATGACAACATTCTTGTTTACAGTTTTGCTCTGGATGCCACATCTTTTCAACCAAACGGATTCCTAAATTTTGCGCCTTACACAAAGTCGAAGTTGTCATTCGATATCGTGCCTCAAATAAACCCGAAAAAAATAAAAGTTTTTGCCGTCACCATAGACTTTTTGGTTTTCGACAACGGAATGTGCAGATTTTTATTCAATTAATTATTTGTTGCTTTTGCGATTTTTGCGACAGGACAGTTTGTCGGTTATCGTCGCTTGGCTTTCGCGAGACTCCATGATCTTTTTCCACACCTTTGCCGCTTCATCACTCCCGTACATTTCACGCAATGTGATCATGACGGTATCTTCTTTGAGACTTGGCAATTTTGGAACTTGTTTTAGAATGAGCTGAACATCTCCAGAAGACGCAACTTCGTAATTATTCTTAGACATGAACTCTTGGATGATCGTCCCGAGTTCATCTTTCTTCTGACGCACCGCCTTTATACTTTTAGACGCTTCTGCGATTTGGTTGGTAATATCCACATATTCCTTCACACACTCGCGAAAAAGGTTCACTTGTTGTTCTGACATCGTGATGCTATGTTTTTTTACAATATTTTTATTAAGTTAATAAATTTGATAAAAATATCGAGTAATATTTATATTAATGATATTAATGTTTAATCAGAATATTCAAAAGCTGATGACTTATGATCACACATCGTTCATCAGGACATAATGTCATTTATGATCATCCAATAATAGTTTTTAGTCTATTTTCCGGAATATACTTTTGTATGTCTGATATCGGCTGTGGTTTACCCGTTGTGGGTGCAATATAATAAAACCTTTTCTTGAGTGGCATGTAAAATATTTTAGACTTTATTTGACGATCACTCGTCTTTGAAATGTGATAAAAGCCGGTGTTCATATT